TAGCCAAACCGTGCGTGCTCAGTTCTACCCTGCCAATACTGTTTCTAACAATATCCAGGGTTATGTTGTGGATGATCCACAAGTTGTGTTCCAAGCAGCTGTTTTGACTCAAGGCACTTCGTCTGTGTCCAACACTCCCGGTGCTACTGTTGGCTACGTGAACCCCTCGTTCATCGGCTCCAATATGTACTTGGTTACCAACGGTTCTAACGGTGGCTCTGCTTCCGGTAACACCACTACTGGTGACTCTGCTATGGGCGTGACCGGCGGTGTTATCACCTCTGGTACTCAAGGTAATACACGTATTACATCGAGCGCTCCGTTCCGTGTTGTGGCTGTGGTTCCTGACACTGCTGTTACTGTTACCGCTACCAGCGGCAACGCAACTTCCAGCAGCGCCACTTTGACCATTACTGCTGCTAACACTGCTATTAGCCCCGGTATGCAAGTTATTGCTCCTAGCGTGACCGGCATGGCCCAAGGTAACTATTTGACCGTGACTAACATCAGCGGTACAACTTTGACCTTGTCCACCACCGTGTCGGTGCCTGCCGGCACTGCTTTGTCTTTTGTTGGCTACCCAGAAGTGCAAGTACAGTGGAACTTCGGTTACCACAACTACTTCAACGCTACTGGCGCCTAAGGAGTAATATAAAATGGCTATTTCACGCGCACAACTACTTAAAGAACTGCTCCCCGGCTTGAACGCTTTGTTCGGTTTGGAGTATGCCCGTTACGGTGAAGAACATAAAGAAATTTATGAAACCGAAACTTCTGAACGTTCGTTTGAAGAAGAAACCAAACTGTCTGGCTTCAACGCCGCTCCGGTGAAGAATGAAGGCAGCGCAATTTCTTATGACAATGCTCAAGAAGCTTGGACTGCTCGCTATAACCACGAAACCATCGCCTTGGGTTTCTCGATCACTGAAGAAGCGATCGAAGATAACTTGTACGACAGCTTGTCTGCTCGTTACACCAAAGGCTTGGCTCGTGCTATGGCTTACACCAAGCAAGTTAAGGCTGCTGCAGTTTTGAACAACGGTTACAACAACGCCTACGTTGGCGGCGATGGCGTGTCCTTGTTCTCTACCGCTCACCCCTTGGTGAACGGCGGTACTAACAGCAACACTTTCACCACTCCTTCTGATTTGAACGAAACTTCTTTGGAAGCTGCCGTTATTCAAATCGCTGCTTGGACTGATGAACGTGGTCTGTTGATCGCTGCTAAACCCCGCAAGTTGGTGGTTCCCCCAGCACTGATGTTCGTTGCTACCCGTCTGCTCGAAACCGAGTTGCGCGTTGGTACTAACAACAACGACATCAACGCCATCAAGAACAATGGTTCGATTCCTGAAGGTTACGCTGTTAACCACTTCTTGACTTCGACCAACACCTGGTTCTTGACCACTGATGTGCCTAACGGCCTGAAGCACTTCGAGCGGATTCCGTTGCAGAATTCAATGGATGGTGATTTTGATACGGGCAATGTACGTTACAAGAGCCGTGAACGTTACAGCTTTGGCTGGTCTGACCCACTGGGCATCTTCAGCTCATACTAAGCACTCGTTGCTTACAGGGAAAGGGGCTTCGGCCCCTTTTTCTTTGGGTGGTAATAATTCCAGCAAAAATATCTTGACTACTGCTTTGGATCGGTTACTATCTACGCATCTGGGAATTCGACCTTGTTGCCACTGGCCCAGCAGACGATGCAACGATTAACAAGGTAACTTTTGCATAAGGACATTTGTCATGGCACGTAGTACATTTGAAGGCCCAATCCTTTCGGGCGACAACCGTTTTGGCGCTTTGCGCGACGTCGGTTACACAGTCTTGGAACAAGACTGCTACATTGATCTTTCCAACAGCACTGCTGGCACTGCTGGTTACTCTGGTGGCTCTGGTCAATTTGCTTGGGGCAACAACATCCCCAACCTGCCCGGTACAGTTTATACCCCCTCTAGCGTTTACAGCGCTAACGGCCCTACCGTGCAAACCATCCCCGCCGATACCACCACTCAGGTGTATCGCGGCGTTGTGATGTATATTCCCAATGGCAGCGAAATCATTGACGCGACTGTGGACTACATCTCTGCCATCACTGGTGAGTCTGGTGCTACGTTGAGCAACGTGAGTGTGTTTGTTTCCAACAACTACACTGCCGCTGCCGGTACTCCCGCTTATGCTACTGCCGCTCTGGGCACTACGACTGTTGGCACTGCTGGCCGTCAAAGCATCACCTATACCGGCACGAATTTGGCTAACTTGTTGGCTACCACTGCTGATATTCAGAACCCCACCTTGGGCGCTAACCCTTCGTTCTTGTCGCAAGTTGTGTTTACTCTGAGCATTACAGGCACTAGCGTTGCGGCTCCCACTGGCGGCAAACTGAACTTCATCTTGCGTTACTCACAGCCCGACAACAACATCGGTACGCTGACTCAGTACCCCTACGGTAACCTTGACTAATTGATCCGGGGGCTTCGGCCCCCTCTTTGTAACTAAGGAGATCAATATGGCTCAAAGTCCGAACGGCATTCCAAGTACCAACAATTCAATCCAGTCGATTACTCGTCAGGCTCGCTATGAGCCGTTTGAGTTGCAGGTTGCACGTGGCCAAATTTACGGCCATAGTGTCCTGAACATTTATGGCTACCAGACAGCGGTAGGCACATCGTTTGTGCCTGTGTGGGAAGGTAATAGCTCCTACACATTCCCGTCGTCTGCAATCCAAATGCACATTGTTAGCTCTGTTAACACTGGCGATGATAAAACAGGCACGCTTGTTACCATCAATGGGTTGGACGCCAACTACAACCAAATTTCTGAAACTGTAAAGTTGAACGGTACGACTGCTGTGACTACAGTGAAATCGTACTTCCGAATCAACAGTATGGTAGTAGCCAGCGGTGCACCCACTGGTAACATCACGCTGAAAGATACATCGGATACAACGCTGTACGCAGAAATTTTGGCGGGCAATGGCCGCACTTTGATGGGCATCTATACGGTCCCCGCAGGTTATACGTTCTATCTAAGCCGTATTGATATCAATACCAGCTTGAACGCCAACCCTGCTGGTTTTGCCACATACCAGAACTACCAAACAAGCAGCGCTGGTGTATCCACTGTTACTGTTGTTGCGCCGTTTACAAACAACTACCATACGCAACGGGTTATGCCCCGTGCCGTGGCGGAAAAAACGGACATCCAATTGCAAGCAAAAGTTAGCACCGGCACTGCGGCCTTAACGGTTTCGCAAGAGGGCTACTTAATCGCAAACGGTACTTAATCATGGCTAAGACAGCAGCATGGACTCGCAAAGAAGGCAAGAATTCCAACGGCGGCTTGAACGCCAAGGGGCGAGCCAGCGCCAAAAAGCAAGGGATGAATCTGAAGCCCCCGCAACCCGAGGGCGGAAAAAGGCGCGACAGCTTCTGTGCCCGAATGGAAGGCATGAAGAAAAAGCTGACTAGCGAGAAGACTGCTAAGGACCCTGACAGCCGGATCAACAAAAGCCTGCGGGCATGGAAGTGCTGAGATGGATGGAAACATGATTTGGTCTGGCGGGCTATCCCTGATTCTTGGGATGGTTGCCTTTTTCTTGAAAGAGAAGTCTAATGACCTTAAACGGATTGAGATTCTGCTCAACCGTACACGCGAGGAAATCGCAAAAGGATACGTGACCAATGACGAGCTTAACAAAATTACTGAGCACATTGACTCTCGCTTTAACAAGTTGGAAAACAAAATTGACCAGCTACTTCAGCAAGGGGCAAAGTGATGCCAAGCAAGAGCAAAGCTCAACGTAATCTGATGGCGGCGGTTGCTCATTCAGCAGCCTTCGCCAAAAAGGTGGGTATCCCACAGTCTGTGGGAAAAGACTTTAACGAGGCCGACAAAGGCCGTAAATTCTCAAGAGGTGGCGATATGGCTAAATTAACTAAGGCGCATCACATGGCGATGGCCCATCATCATTTGCAAATGGCTATGGGTGGAGATACCATTGGTATGGAAACCAAGGACCAAAGCAAAGGCATGACTACTGCAAAAATGGGTAAAGTTACCGAAGGCGGTAAACGTGCTCACGGCGAGCATAGCATCCAAGAGCGTGGTCACACACGCGCTATGGAACCCAAGATGGCTGGTTCTACTACCGGCATGAAGCGCGGTGGCGCAGCTAAACGCAAGTAAGGATCTGACATGAAACACGAAGACATGAAAACCAAGAAGGAAGAAACTCCTAAGCACCATCACAACGTGCATCATGTTGAGAAACATTATGGCGGCGACGGCCACAAGCCCCACCACCACCATTTCAAAGAACACGCTGCTGGCCACAAGCTGCACCACGAGCATGTGGAAGCTATGTGCGGTGGCGGAATGACCCGTAAATAAGGAGCTATCATGGCTACTATGCGTAAACAAATGAATCCCCAAGTCTTGGCCGCTTTGGCTGCACGTGCTCGTATGGGTGGTGCTCCTGTTGCTGGCGTTCCTGGTGGCCCTGCTTCTCCTGCTATGCCCGGCCCTATGGGTGCTATGGGTGGCGCTCCTGCTCCTGCTCCTACTTCGATGAAGAAGGGTGGCAAGACCAAGAAGATGGCCAAGGGTGGTACTGCTTCCGCTCGCGCAGACGGTATTGCTACTCGCGGCTTGACCAAAGGCACTTTCTGCTAAGGTGATCTATGATGGCTTCACGCGGTATGGGGGCTATTGCTCCGTCTAAAATGCCCGGTAAGAAGACGATCATTCGCAAAGATGATCCGAACCGTGTTGAGGTTTATGCCAAGGGTGGCGAGATTTGGGACAAGGCTAGACCCAAGGGTTTAGGCAAACCAAAGGCGCTGTCTTCTGCTAAGAAGTCAAAGGCCAAGGCTGCGGCTAAAGCGGCTGGTCGTCCTTACCCTAACTTGATTGACAATATCCGCGCCGCTAGGAGCAAGTGATGGCTGAGAAATGGATTCAAAAAGCAATTAAGAACCCAGGTGCTTTGCGTAAAGAACTTGGTGTTAAAGCAGGTAAGACCATCCCCGCCAAGAAGCTTGCTAAGGCTGCTAAAGCGCCCGGTAAGTTGGGTCAGCGTGCTCGATTGGCCGAGACCTTGAAAGGTCTTCGTAAATGAATAACAACCCGCTCGCCGCGCTACAGCAGGACTTTCAGCAAGTAGCAGGTCATATTGGCTCCATCAATGGTGGAGGTGGTAATAATAACGCCTCTGCCGCTGGTAGTCAGGGCTATGGCGGCGGGTTCGGTGGTGGGTTTGGTTTTGGCAATCAGCAGCCTCAGAATCCCTATGCTCAGGGTTCTGGATACGGTGGTGGTGTAGGCGGCCCTCAAATGATGCCAGGGCAGCAGCCGCAGTTTGGCCCTCAGGGCGGTGGCGGTTTTGGTCAGTTTAGTGGCTTTGGTGGCTTTGGCAGCATGTCTGGTAATAATACCAACAACGTCAATCAAGGAACAAACGGTAACGGCTCCAATGATTCAATGCTTGGCGCCCCCGAAATTGCAATGCCACCTCCTATTACTCAAGAGGATCAAGCTGCACAATTAGCCCGTCAACAACAGCAACAACAAGCTCAGCAGCAAAAACTTCAAGAGCAACAGAACCAATATAAACAATGGTCAGATAGCTATTTACAAGCGGCTAAAACTGATCCGCAAAATTTTAATAATGGCGTGTTGCCTTGGAATTTTCAGCAGTGGCAACAAGCTCAAGATGAGTTATCGAATGTACAGGTTATGCCTGGTGCTATTACAGCCACTCCGCAAAACTCGAACTTTGTAGATAATACTAGCGGCTCTTTAGCCCACGGCGGCGTTGTTGCTCTTGCCAATGGCGGGGCAGTACAGCGTTTTGACGACGGCGGAATAGCATCACTTGCCCAAAACATTGCTGGTAATATTACCAACAACTGGGGTATTGGTAACGCTGGAAACCAAGACTGGACTTATACCGCTCAGGGCACCAATAATGGTATGCAGGCCAATCCAACGTTTAACTGGACCCCGGCTACGGCCCCTGCGGCGGCAGGCGGTGGTGGTGGCAATAATAGCCAGGACGTAGTAGTGCCAGATACTTCTACGCAAGATACAACTACGCAGCCCATTCAGCCGACGCCAGTAATTGAGCCTACTGAACCTCAGCCTTATACGCCTGAGCCGATGCCTATTTTGACTCCAAGTACTGACGAGACGCCACCTGAAGAGCCGCCGTTAAAAGAAGGTGATGTAACTATCAGCGTGCCCGTCAATACGTATACGCAACCAGAACCCATTCAGCCTACTGCTCCTGCGCCGTATCAGCCTGAACCGATGCCAAATTTGGACGTTCCGCCTGTGGATACGCCGCCTGAGAAGACAGGTACGGTAGAGATTTCTGTGCCTTCGCAAGATAGCACATCTACGTATACGCCTCCTCCGATTGCGACGCCAGAGCCTATTCAACCAACAGAGCCTCAGAGTTACACGCCTGAACCGATGCCCGACTTGACTTCTGGTATTGCATCGTTGACTCCAGCTTTGGATGCTACTAATGCACCAGTAACACGGTCAATTGATACGCCTGTTAACCCAGCACCTGCTCCAACACCGACACCTGATTCAACTAATACTGGGATCGCATCTTTGACGCCTCCATTGGATGCGGTCAATAATCCAGCACCAGCCCCTGTAGCACCAGATGCTCAAGCGCAGGCTGCAGCCCAGGCTCAAGCTGATGCACAGGCACAGGCGCAAGCTCAGGCCGCTGCTGCAGCACAAGCTCAAGCTGCCGCTCAGGCGCAAGCACAGGCAGATGCACAAGCTCAGGCACAAGCCGCAGCGGCTGCCCAGGCTCAGGCCGACGCATTAAATGCTGCAGCACCCCAAGTGGATAATACTGTTGTAAATCCATACGTTCAGCCAATTGATTCATCTTTAACGGGTTACAACTACAGCTCTGGCCCGTTTGAAAATGGCGGCTTTGGTCCTGGCGATGCTAATGGCGGCGGTGATTTTGGTGGAGATTACGTTGGTGGTGGCGGTTTTGGCGGTAAATACGCTATTGAAGCTTACGCACATGGTGGGATAATTAACCTACTAAGGAACTACTACTATGGCTAACCTTGTCACTTCAGGCGGTGCAGTCTACAACCCTCAATTGACCGAGATCATTGAGGAAGCCTTTGAGCGTGCTGGCTCTGAGCTGCGGTCTGGTTACGATTTGCGTACTGCTCGACGTTCGTTGAACCTGATGTTCGCCGACTGGGCTAACCGTGGTATCAACATGTGGACAATGGACCAAGGCGTGATTACCCTAGTCCAAGGGCAGTCTACCTATGCCTTGCCTTCCGATACCGTTGACCTGCTTGAGCACGTTATCCGCACGCAGGCTAACAGCACCAGCAATCAGGCTGACTTGACCATTACGCGCATCAGCGTCTCAACCTATGCAACGCTGCCTAACAAACTGCAACAGGCCCGTCCTATTCAGGTATTGGTCAACCGTCAAGACGCCCAGCAGAGCCCCACAACGATCACTGTTGCCAGTGCAGCATCGGCTACTGACACAACCATTACGCTGACTTCTACTGTTGGCTTGCCCGCCTACGGATTTGTGCTGATTGACAGTGAAGTTATTTTTTATCAGTACATCTCGGGCAACACGATTAACACCTGCGCCCGTGGTCAGAACAACACTACTGCCGCCTCACACGCCGTAGCTGCGCCGGTCAGCATTCAGTACTTGCCTTCGGTCACCGTGTGGCCGATTCCAGATGGGGCTCAGCAGTATCAGTTTGCTTACTGGCGCTTGCGTCGCACTCAGGATGCCGGTAACGGTGTTAACGTGATGGACATCCCATTCCGGTTTTTGCCTGCTATGGTGGCTGGATTGGCCTATTATTTGATTCTGAAGCTTCCACCTGCGCCGGACACCCAGGCTCGCCTGCAGGTCCTTAAAGCGCAATATGATGAGGCTTGGCAGTTGGCATCGGATGAAGACCGTGAGAAAGCTGCTGTGCGGTTTGTGCCCCGTCAGATGTATATCGGGAATAGCTACTAATGGGTAATAGGTTCGCATCCGGTAAGAACGCGATTGCCGAATGCGATCGGTGTGATTTCCGCTACCCGTTAAAAGTTCTTCGCCGTGAGGTTATCAAGGGCAAGAACTATGAGCTGTTGGTGTGCCCTACCTGCTGGGATCCTGATCAGCCGCAGTTACACTTGGGTGAGTTTCCTGTTGACGATCCGCAGGGCTTGCGTAATCCTCGGCCTGACCGGAGCTACTATGCTTCTGGCCTGGATGCACAGGGATATACATCAGGCGGCTCTCGGGATATCCAGTGGGGATGGAATCCGATTGGTGGATCAAGATTATTTGATAACGCATTGACGCCAAATTACTTGGCAACAGTGACAAGTGTTGGTACAGTTACGATTGCAACTACTTAGGAGTAGAACATGGCTAAGAAAATGATGGAAGAATCTAAAGCCGAGTCTCGCAAAGAGATGGCTGAAGACAAAAAGCAGGACGTTGCTTTGATTAAGAAGGCGTTCAAGCAACACGACAAGCAAGAGCACAAAGGTGGTAAAGGCACCACTTTGAAGCTTGCTAAGGGCGGTGATGCTAAAAATGCAAGTATGACTTACATGACGTATGGCAAGACGGGCAAGCCAGAAGGATTGAAAACAATCAAACTTGCCAAGGGTGGTGTGACCGGTCAAGCCATGCGTGCTGTTGGTCGTAACCTGGCTCGCGCTCACAACCAAAAAGCCGGGAGCAAATAATGGCCAAGTTTTCTCACAAGAAAATGGGTAAAGAAGTGGGCTCTGCAGAAGAGTACGCTCAGCCCCACGGTAAGGCTAACAAACAGCCTAACCTGAAAGACCCCAACAAGCTGTTGGCCGGTCAGTTCAAACCTGGTGCAGAGAAGCAAGGCACTCCTCGCGTGAGCTTGGGCGATCCTGCTGATCCTGATTTGGAAACCCAAGGCGTTAAGATTCGCGGCACTGGTGCGGCTACTAAGGGTCTGTACGCCCGAGGCCCGATGGCATGAATTACTATCAGCTCGTAACTGCTGTTCAAGACTACACGGAGAATACCTTTTCGACGGTAGACATAAACACGTTTATCGAGCAGGCAGAGCAGCGGATCTACAACGACATTCAGTTTCCTTCGCTGCGTAAAAATGTTACCGGTACAGTAAGTTCGTCCAACCCCTACCTATCCGCCCCGGCGGACTATTTGTCTACCTATTCGCTGGCTGCATATTCCACGTTCAGTACAACAGCTACGGGTACATCGGGCACGAATGTCATTAGTGTCTCAAGCGCCAGCGGAATCGCCATCGGGCAAAACGTCACGGGTACAGGTATTGGTTCAGGTGCAATCGTCTACGGCGTCAACGGCACAAGCATTACGCTGAGCGTGGTCAACACTGGTACAGTATCCGGTACAGTTAGCTTCCAAGGCGCGTATCAGTACCTGCTGAACAAGGACGTTAACTTCATCCGCGAAGCGTTCCCCTACCCGTCTGTGTCCGGATTCCCCACACACTACGCCATCTTTGGCCCTCAGTCTGCAGCACCTAACGAGTTGTCGTTCATGGTTGGCCCAACGCCCGATCAAAACTACGGTGTTGAGCTGCACTACTTCTTCTACCCACCGTCGATCATTCCGGGCATTATCATCAGTTTGAACAGTTCTTTCACTGCTGGTTCAGGGTATACCAATGGAACGTATTACAACCAAGCTTTGACTGGTGGTACAGGTTCTGGCGCTACTGCAAATATTGTGGTGTCTGGTGGTGCGGTGACTTCTGTCAGTTTAGAAACGGGAGGGTCTGGTTATGCCGTGGGAGATTCTTTATCTATTAGCCTTGGCAGTGGCGGTGGGTTTGCCGTTACTGTTCCCAACGCAGCCAGCTTGAACCAAACTAACGGCATGACTTGGCTTGGTGACAACTACGATGCAGCCCTGCTGTACGGCGCTTTGGTTGAAGCCATCACCTTCATGAAAGGCGAACAAGATTTGGTTCAGTTGTACAACGGCAAGTATGTTGAAGCACTTGCACAAGCCAAACGTCTGGGCGATGGTCTGGAACGTCAGGATGCTTTCCGCAGCGGTCAATACCGTCAGAAGGTCGAGTAATAGATGTCAATCCTTCAAGGCCAGACGACGAGTTTCAAGGTTGGGCTGTACAACGGTCAGTTCAATCTTGCGTCCGATACCATCAAAATGGCGCTGTATACAGGCAACGCCAATTTAAACCCCAGCACTACTGCGTACTCAAGCACCAACGAAGTATCAGGCACAGGCTACACCGCTGGCGGTCAAACCATGACGGGCGTGACAATTAGCTACGACGCAACAAACAGCGTGGCGTACGTTAACTTTAACAACGTGGTTTGGAACCCTGCCAACTTTACGGCACGGTGTGCTTTGATTTATGATGCTACGGCCTCCAATGCTTCGATTGCTGTGATTGATTTTGGTTCAGACAAGACCTGCACCAATACGTTTACGGTAACCATGCCAGCCAATACTTACTCAACTGCGCTGATTCGGAGCGCATAAGGAAATACCATGAACCATGTTGAAACACTGAATGTCCAAGATGCTCCTAGCGCATCGGTCACTGTTGGCACAAAAGCCAAGGAACAAATGACCATCGTCGGTCGTTTTACCGCTACCTGTTACGACTCTAAAGGCAACGTCAAATGGGTTGAGAACTTCCCCAACTTGGTTGTGAACGTCGGTAAAGCCGATATGTTGAACAAGTATTTTGCTGGTTCTTCGTACACTTCCGCTTGGTACTTGGGTCTGGTTAACACCGGCCCTACATACAACGCTGCCGACACGATGGCCTCTCACGCTGGCTGGACTGAAGTTACCGCTTATTCCAACTCTACTCGTCCTGCTGCTGGCTTTACCGCCAACGCGACTGGCACTGGTGGCGGCGCTGGTACTGCTGGTACTGGTTCTATTTCTACCCCTGCTACTGCGTTCAACATCAACGGTACTGCTACCGTGGCCGGTGCGTTTTTGACCACCAACAGCACTATCTCTGGCACGACTGGTACGCTGTTCTCGGCGGGTAGTTTTGGTACTGCCCGTTCTGTTTTGTCTGGTGACGTGCTGAACGTTACTTGGACTGGCAACAACTAAGGACTCAATATGGCTGCAAATTTTAAAGTTGGCGAAGTCGTCAAACTGGTGGCTACGATTCCTACTGGCCCCGTGGAAGAGCTGCGCTTGGACTCAGCTGGAAATATTTCCTACCTTGTGCAGTGGACTGATGCAGAAGGTAACCCACAGCAAACTTGGTTCCCAGAGGCAGACCTAGCGGCTGCTTAACCCATGTCGGCAACGGGCGGCTGGGGATCAGGATGGTGGGGTCAGGCCGGTTGGAGTAGATCGGTCTTTGATAACTCGACTTCTGAAACAGCCACTGTTACCGACTCTGAATCCTCGGCTCAGTCTTTTGCCAGCTCGGTCAGCGAAACAGCCACAGTAACCACTTCTCAATCGGGGCAGACTGTCTACGCCAGCGCGGTATCAGAAACCGCCACAGTAACTGATTCTGAATCAAATACGCTTGTGATGAACATGAGCGTGAGCGAAACCGCCACAGTAACGGATACAGAAACCCCATCCAACGTCATTAGCGCAACGGTCACTGAGGTGGCTACGGTAACGGATACCGAGACCAATACGATGGTCATGAATGCGTCGGTCTCTGAGACTGCGACGGTAACGGACTCCGAAACTGGGGGCGTGGTCTACGCCAGTAGCGTATCTGAAACGGCAACGGTAACTGACTCCAACTCTGCTACCCTGACAATGAACATGTCGGTCAGTGAGACCTCTGTGGTCACAGATACGGTTACGCCTTCCAACGTGATGGGCGCTTCTGTAACTGAGGTGGCGACGGTAACGGATTCTGAATCGGTGCAAGCGATCTTTAACCCTACGCTGACCGAAACGGCCACTGTAACTGACTCCCAGTTCGGTGGTAATATTTACAACAATACGCTGACTGAGACTGCGACAATTACGGATGCCGTCAATGGGGTCAATAGCCTACCTGCCTCTGTGGTGGAGACGGCGACTGTAACGGATAGCGTTACACCCTCGAATGTGATTCAGGCTGCAGTGACTGAGACAGCGACGGTAACGGACGTTTGGGCTTCTTACCTTGTTATGATGGCGAACGTGATTGAGACGGCTACGATGGCTGACTCGTTCTTGGGTGCGCTGCTGTGGAATCCGATCCCTGACAACCAAACGCCGAACTGGTCACAAATAAATGATTCTCAAACGGTAACATGGGCAAATATTAGTGACAACCAAACTCCGAACTGGCAAAATGTTAACGATGCTCAGTCGGTAACGTGGTCGCAGGTTGATACCGCGCAAACCAGAACTTGGACTCAGACGAAGAATTGAAATGCAGGTGTACAAGATTACCAACACTGTTAATGGGCATGCTTACGTAGGCATTACCCAGTGCGACCTGCACAAACGGTGGCGGGAACATCAGTGCGCTGCCCGAACTAATAAGATGCAACGTCTATACAGGGCTATGCGCAAATACGGTGTAGAGAATTTCACCATTGAAGCCTTATGCCAAGCTGCTGATGAACAAGAACTCAAAGCGCTAGAACGCAAATACATTGCTGAGCTAAATACCTATGCTGGTAACGGCAACGGTTACAACTTAACAGACGGTGGCGACGGCCCTCTGAGGTTTAGCCTGAAGACGGGCGAAAAAGTCTATAACGCCAAGTTGACCGAAGAGGTTGTGGCTTTTATCCGGCTGGACGAAAACCGTACATTGAACAACCGAGAATTGCTTGAGTTGGTCAAAGAAAAGTTTGGAATTTTGTGCGCACGGGATACACTACGGGATGCGCGTCGTGGTGATGCTTGGGCACATTTAAATGAAAAGTATCCCCCGGTACGTGTTGGTCAAGGTGGAAACAAGAAACCTACGGAAGAAGCAATTCAAAGGTCAATTACAGCTTTGCACAAATACCGCCCGATGGCAAACGCAAAGCTCAGAGAAAATACTGCAAAGCGACAAAGATTAGCAAAGGAAATTAGTCATGGCAATTAACTACACTTCTCTACTGGCCTTAATTCAGCCGGTAGATGGAACAGAAGTTTCGGTTTGGGGCGATGATGTAAACAACGGCGTTTCGTCTATTCTGGATGTTGCTGTTGCCGGTACACAGAACATTACGACCGATGCCAACGTCACGCTGACCATCACACAGGCGACCAGCTCGGGCACTAACCTTTCCGGCACTTCAGCCCAATACGCCATTCTCCTGCTGTCCGGCGCACGCACTGCAACACGCACGATTACTCTGCCCGCTTCGAGCAAGACCTATACGGTCATGAACAGCACCACTGGCGGCTACGCCCAGACGGT